CTACTTCGATAAACAAACAGGTCGGCTTTCAGAGAGTGAGTTCACACAAGATGAATTCAACGCTGAATACTGATCAAATCTTTGAGAACGCTGAGACTTACGCAGTCTTGGCGGCTCAGAACCCAGATGTGTACGCTAATGTCTACACCTACTGGAACAACCTAGCCCAGAACCTCGAACATAAAGGATGGAAAGCCATGACAGGTCAAACTCAACACGACAAAATCATGAAGCACTTGAAGAAAGCTGGATCGATCACCGTGCGTGAAGCGATGGTGGAATACTCAGTGTCCTCACTCCCCAAGCGTATCCAAGAGCTACGCGAGTTAGGTAACGAGATCGTTTCTAACGTCAAGTTCCATCCCATCACGGGTCAGAAATACACGCGATACACACTCAATTCCTAACCCAAGGGGGCCGCTATGAGCATTTATGTAGGCGACATCGAGACTGATGGACTACTGGACACTCTCACCAAGGTACACTGTCTTGTTCTCCAAGACGTAGATACCAAAGAGGTGTTCTCATACGGCCCCAACGAAATTCAAGAGGGGCTTGATCGAATGAAAGGTGCTGATGGTTTAATCTTCCATAACGGCGTAGATTTCGACTTCCCCGCTCTCGAAAAGGTTTACCCTGATTTTCACGTTGATCGTGACAGGGTAATCGACACCCTAGTTTGCACCCGACTTATCTGGACTAACCTAAGTGACACGGATAGTCCCAGAATTAATTCAGGTAATCTAGAACCACGGCAACGTGGGTCTCACGCCTTGATGGCTTGGGGCAAGAGGCTAGGGGTCTTGAAGGGTGACTTCGGTCAATCTACGGATTGGGCTGAGTGGTCACCGCAGATGCAGGAATACTGCGAACAGGATGTAGCTGTCACTTTAAAACTGTGGGCAGTAATCTCAGCGAAGCAATACTCTCCAGCGGCACTTGATCTTGAGCATAAAGTTGCTTGGATCGTGTCGGAGCAAAAGCGTCATGGTTTTCTATTTGACGTAGCTAAGGCAGAGAAACTTCTGATGCACCTTCAAATGGAACGTGCAAAAATTGAGACAGACCTACATACTATATTCGACCCGTGGTATTCTGCTGTCGAAGTAAAGACACCCAAGCGTACAATCAACTATAAGTCCGTTGATCGTGCGAGTGTAACTGAGGGTTGTCCTTACACAGTTGTTAAGTTGAACGTGTTCAATCCTAACAGCCGTTTGCATATAGCAGATCGACTTACCAAGAAGTATGGTTGGCAACCGAAAGAGTTTACTCCAGATGGCCGTGCTAAAGTAGACGAAACAGTTCTCTCCAATCTCACTTACCCAGAGGCGCAGTCTATCGCTACCTCGCTCATGATCCAGAAGAGGATCGGACAGCTAGGTGAAGGTAAGAACGCATGGTTAGCTCTCGTAGGTGATGACAGCCGCATACACGGCTCTGTTAACACCAACGGGGCTGTGACGGGGCGCATGACGCATATGTTTCCAAACACGGCCCAGACACCTTCAGTCGGCAAACCATACGGCAAAGACTGCCGTGAATTGTTCACAGTACCTGAAGGTAAGAAGCTCGTAGGCGTTGACGTTTCAGGTTTGGAACTTCGTATGCTTGGTCACTTTCTCGCTGCGTTTGATGGTGGTGCATACGGCCACGAAGTGGTCAACGGTGATATCCATACAATCAATATGAAGGCGGCTGGTTTGCCTGACAGATCAGCTAGTAAGCGTTTTATTTATGGATTTCTTTACGGGGCAGGTGCTGGCAAAATAGGTGAGGTGGTAGGTAAAGGTCCCAAAGAGGGCCAGAAGCTAAAGACAAAGTTTCTAGACCAAACACCAGCGTTAGCCAAGCTGATCACAGCGGTAACTAAAGCATCCAAACGTGGTCACCTAGTCGGTCTTGATAAACGTATCCTCCATTGCCGTAGCTCTCACTCAGCCCTGAACCTTCTTTTACAGAGTGCAGGGGCCTTGGTGTGTAAGCAATGGGCCGTTGAGATGGATAAGGTCCTCACTGAGCGTAACCTAAAGCACAAGTGTCAGGTCGTGGCTAACATCCACGATGAACACCAATACGAAGCTGACGAGGACATTGCTGAACTCGTGGGTGAACTAAGCATCCAAGCGATCAAGGATGCAGGTAAACATTTCAACTTAAAGGTGGAGCTAGATGGCGAAGCAAATATCGGGAAAAACTGGTACGAGACCCACTAAAAAACCTCAACCAAAACCTACGGCTCCTTCAAAACTATGCGAGACTTGTCTGTACATCGATACACAAGGGTCAGACAGGTTTCGCACACATTACTGCCACAGGTATCCGACAACTGAAATTGTAGCTCCAAGCTACTGGTGTGGGGAATGGAGACCTAAAGATGACTAGAATGGTACTGATCGATGCTGACATAACCATATACAGGGTGGCAGCGAAGAACGAAGAACCCACACGGTTTGATAACGGATTGTGGGTGCTTTGGTCGGACGAGGCGAAGACTAAAAAAGATTTCGATGAAGCGATTGAGAATATCGTGGAGACAACAAAAGCAGATGACTACCTGCTATGCCTAACGTCCAAGAATAACTTCCGTAAAGATATCCTGCCATCATACAAAGGTAATCGCAAAGACACACGAAAGCCCATGCTACTGCCGTTTCTCAGACAGCACGTTATTGAGAACTATAAGTATGACCTTCGTGATGGTCTGGAGGGTGATGATCTCATGGGTATCCACGCGACAAACCCAAACGCTGTGGGTGAGCAAGTAATCTACTCCGCTGATAAAGACATGAAGACTATCCCAGCCAAGCTGTGGGATCAGACTTTCAACATTGTTGTCGATGTCAGTGAAGAAGAAGCTGACCGTAACTGGTTAACCCAGACGCTCACAGGAGACCCAACGGATGGCTATAAAGGCGCAAATAAGATCGGCGCTGTCGGCGCTAGGAAAGTCCTAGACAATGACTGTAGTTGGTCAGCCGTTGTCGCTGCGTTCATAAAGCAAGGTCATACTGAAGCAGAGGCCCTGCAACAAGCTCAGGTAGCGCGGATACTGCGGTACGATAATTACGATCTAACAACTAATACTATAAAGGTGTGGACCCCATGAACCCATTCGATGTTGTTGAACCTGTTGACGGTGATATCGTTAACAAACCTTCCCATTACACACGTTATGCAATCGAGCCTGTGACGTTCATTATGCGTAATGATCTACCGTTCCACACAGGTAATATTTGTAAGTATGCCGTCAGGGCAGGGTTCAAGTTGTATCCTGATCAGACAGCGGTTGAGAGTGAAATCACAGACCTCAAGAAAGTCATCCGTTATGCAGAAATGCGTATCAATTTACTTCAAGGTGAAATGGAACTTTAAAGGTGCGTAAGAAAACCTATAATGACAAAGTGCGAGAGGCTTCCGATAACACAAAGGTACAGCCTCTCGTACCAAAGAACCCCGCTCAGAAAAACTACATCGAGTGTATCAACCGTTTCCCTCAGATATTCGTTACTGGTCCCGCTGGGACAGGTAAGACATACATTGCTGCGGCTATGGCGGCTGATATGTTCTTACGAAAAGATGTAAAGAAGATCATCTTAACTCGCCCAAATATTCCCGCAGGTAAGTCTCTGGGATTTTTTGCAGGTACTATCGAGGACAAGATTGCGCCTTGGGTAATCCCACTCACTGAGGTTCTTGAACAGCGACTTGGTAAGGGTCGTTTCGAGATTGCTATGAAGCGTAAGAATATCGAGATCGTGCCTTTCGAGGTGATGCGTGGTCGATCATTTAACAACGCCTTTGTTATCTTGGATGAAGGGCAGAACCTTACACCCCATGAGATGAAAATGTTTCTTACTCGGATAGGTGAGGACACAAAAGTGTTGGTGAATGGTGATCTTTTACAACACGACCTCAAGGAAAAGTCAGGGTTAGCAGTAGCTATTGATCTGATTTTTAAACACAACATTGAAGCCGCTGTATGCCATTTCAACCATGATGATGTGGTTAGGTCAGGTATTTGCGCCCAATGGACCCGTGCTTGGGGATAATATTAACCGT